TCTTCCAAAATCGACATGCGCCGCGCCTTTATTTCAGTGCCAGGTGGGAGTGGGGCTCGACGCTCAAGCCCCACTCCCCGCATGGTGTCATTAGGACGGTAGCAACGGGACGGTGAACCACGCGGTGCCGTCGTAACAGGCGAACACCGCCGAGGTCTTGGCCGCCATCGAGATCGCGGTATTCGCCACGATCGCGTTGATCGTGTCGTCGGTGTTCGGGTACACCTTCAGCACGGCGTTGGCCGTGTCGTCGTTTTTGACGATGCAGACCAGCCCGGCCGCCGCCGCAGGCAACTTCACGCCCTTGGTGGCATCGGCTGCGGTGACCCAGGTGATCCCCGTGGCAATCGCCGCGGCAGTGCCCTGGGACGACCCGGCAGCGGCAACGGTGGCCGCGGGCAGGATCGGCATGGTCGAGAACGTTTTGGCGCCGGCCACGGTCTGGGCACCGGCCGTCGAGACGACCGCCACTTGGTCCGAGTACCAGTCGGTCGCGTCGTAGGCCGTGAACACGACTTTCGTGTACGGCTGGACGGAGATGGCCGCGTTGGCGCTGCCGCCGTCGATTTTGTCGCTGGTGTTCGGGTACACCTTCAGCACGGCATTGGCGTTGTTTTTAACGATGCACAGTCCGCCAGCCGCCGCCGTTGGGAGCTTGACCCCCTTCGTGGCATCGGCCGCACTGACCAGGCTGAGACCGGCCGCCAGGGCCCCTGCATCGCCCTGGGCCGATCCGGCAGCCGCTACGGTCGCCGAGTTCAGCGACAGCAAACCCGCCGCGGAGAGTTTGAATGGGCCACTCAGCGGCAGGCATTCGAACTTGGTGCCGTCGGCGATCAGCAGGTCGCCGGCGGTGTGGTCCACGGTGCCCACGTCGGTCAGGTCGTCGGTGGCCATCGTATCGGTGTCATTGGCCGATCGGAGTAGTGTCTCGACCATGCCGGTCGTCGTGCCGGCGACCTCCAACGCCCAGCCGGCGAACGTGTTGCTGGTGGCGGTGGTGGTCAGACAGCCGGTGCCAGCCGTCCCACCGTAGGGATCGCCGTCTTCGTCCCAGTACAGGGGCGCGCCGATCGCCGTGATGTCGCTGGTGTCCTTCGGCATGTCGAACACACCGTTGACGCACATCGCGCCTTTGACGCCGGAGGTAATGTCGGACTTACAGATGCCGACGAGGTTTTCCTGGACCACAACGTCCCCGGCAGTCCGGTCTTCGTCGGGAGTGTAGTCGAGCATCGTCCCGGTGTTGCGGAACACGGCAGGCGTTTGAGCCATTTTCGGTATCCTCTCAAATAAAAAGGGAGATCTGTTTGGTTCGGTACGAAACGCGGATCCCAGCCGTGGGGGCTAGGACCAGTTTATGGGTTCCTCTTACGAAACGGTTCCGGACGACTTCACGGCACCATTGGAATCGACCTGGCACACGCCGGCATCGAGGTAGCCACGCCAGGCGTTGCCCAAGTACTCGCCGCTGAGCGGCACTTCCTCGACCACGGGCATGTCCTGCCCGTTGAGGTAGGCCAGCCCAAAGGCCGCCACGTCGGCCGGATTGCCCCACAGGTACCACTGCGTGGCGGTGGCCGACGCATGGAACGATGTGTTGCTGATGTAGGGCGACATCTTCGGCTCATATTCGCCCTCGTAGACATTGCGGTTGGGAACCTTTTCCTTCGTTGCCGCCCCGCCCGTGTTGACGTGGGTGCTGGCATACAACTCCTTGGCCGTTTCCTTCAGGGCCGGCGGAACGACCACGTATTTGCCCATGATCAGGATCGGATCGTTCTGGGCGTCGGTTTGCTCCTCGAGCGCCTTGACCGCCAACTGCAGGCCCGCGGAACCCAACACCTTGGTGATCAGGTTGGCATTGTTAGCGTGGAAGAAACTGCCCGTGTTGGCATGGACCAACGTCCAGAACAGCCGCTCCTTCGTCAGCGCGGCACCGCGTCCGATCATGCGGGGGATCTCGGCGAACGCGCCCAGATCGTCGTTGATCTGCATCGTGCGTGTCAGCCCGAAGATTCGGCCGTAGGTCTTCACCGCGTAGGTGTAGCTCGATCCGTCGACCTTGGCGTGTTTCAATTCGCCGTCAGGCCCCAACTCTTCGAGCTTCATGTCGCCGGTCATGCGGTACCCGGTGTGCGTCTTGAAATCGCTGGCCGTCAGGCGGCGACAGAGCAAATCGGCCAAGGCCGGCACGTCCAGGTAGGCAGCCTGCATGACTTTGTGGCCGACATTACTGAGGATACCGGGCAGACTGACGGTCGAGAATCCGGCCCGCACCCGATCCACATTCGATGCGCCGAACCCGGGTGCCTGGCGACCTTCCATCGCGCAGCACACGTCCACCATTTCCTTGAAGCCGATCTGGCGGAACCGGTTGGCCTTTTCGACAGTCTGCTCGCCGAACGCCTTCAGCAGCGACTGCTCGGGGTGCATCACGGCCATCAGCAGCCCAGCCTCGAGCACATGGGCGTCGGGCGACTCGCCGCTGGTGTGGATCGCCGGTCCGGTCGGGCGATTGGCCCGGAGCACATGCAGCTCGGCGTCCTTCGCGTCCCATCCTTCGCGGATCGCCTTGGCCTCGACCTCGGGCTCCTGGCCATTGAACGCGGCCCGGATATTTCCGATCCGTTCCGTCTCGGCGGCTTGGGAGTTGCGGTAGTCCGCCAGCGCTGTGGCATTCGGCTCGGGCGGGACGGCGGCAGCGGGCAACGTGGGCGGGAGCGCGGGTTGCTGGTTGGTCGGTTGGTTGGTGGAATCGACGATTGGTTCTTTTGCCATCGCTATGGCTCCTGATGGTTGGGAGGTAACTTGTTGTTTGAATCGCTCGGGTACGTGCTGGAAGCGGCTCGGATCAAACGAAGCCGCGACCGCAAGGTCATCGGTAGCTCGATCGATGAGGCCGAGCTGCAAGGCTTCGTCGGCATCGAGCCAGGTCTCGGCATCCATGAGATCGAGCACTTTGTCGACGGACTGTTTGCTTCGGTTCGCATAGATCGCCGCCAGTTGGTTTCTGAGTTTGTCGAGCAGTTCGGCCGAGTGACGCAAATCGTCGCCATCGCCGTACGCCACGTTCACCGGGTTATGAATCATCAAAAAGGCGTTGCCCGCCGCCTCGATTTCATCGCCGGCCATCGCGATTACCGACGCCATCGACAGGGCCATTCCGTCGATATGGACGATCACACGGGCCGGATGGTCTTTTAATGTGTTGTAAATCCCCAGCCCTTCGAACACCTGTCCGCCTGGGCTGTTGATGTGGACGTGGATCCTGGACACCTCGCCGACGGCCTTCAGATCCTCGCGGAATCGCTTCGCACCGATGCCCCAATAGGCATCGATTTCCTCGTAGAGGATAACCTCAGCCTCGCCCCCCTTGGCCACGATCGAGAATCCAGTGGTGTCCTTACTCTTCGCCATCGTCCGGTTCCTCGTTAATGGGCGTGGATGTTGCTGGGGTGACATTGCCATTGCCGAACAGCTTGTCGGCCAGCCGCTTGCGGAAATCGGGCAGCGACAAGCCGAGGGCCTCGGCTTGCTTCTGATGTTCGGTGGCTGAATCTATGCCGCGGCGGGCATGCAGGGTTGGGTAGGAGATTTGGCCGGTCTCCAGTTCGGTTGCCCGTGCCTTCGCCGCTTTGACCGGATCGATGTCGTCCTCGACCTCGTCCCAAAAGATCTGAACGTTCCAGGCCGCGAAGGGCGGGAGCGCGGCGGGCAGGTAGTTGGGCAGCAATCGTGCTTCGAGGTGCCAGGAGGCCACGATTCGGTACACCTCGGGGTCCCACGTGATCGCTCGCTCGACACTGACGGCCTTCGCGTACCCGCGTCGGTCTAGCTTGCCGCTGGCAAAATTGTAATCCTTCGAGTCATTTGCACCCACTGCGTAGGGCATGACCAACGCGGCAAACGCCTCGGCCAGGATCTCGCGCTTGAACTCGCCGAACGTCGTGTTGGGATGTTTCGCGTCCACCTGGTTGAGCTTGAATCCGTCCGGCAGCACGGTCACCATCCGCTGGGACAACTCGAACGTGTCCATCTGGATCAGCGCCTTTTCCCCCTCCGCCGGAACCGTGTAGGTCTCATCGCCTTCGGGGTTATTGGTCTCGACGACGGCGGCGAACTCCGCGGCCGTCTCGGCCGCGGCCAGCGTGGCCAGCGTGAATCGGCGAAGCTGTGAAAACAGCGGCAACGCCGGCGTCAATTCCGGGATGCCACGGTGTTGGCCCGAGCGATCTTCGCGGAATAGGTGCAGCACGTCCGACGCGAGAATGCGATCGGACTTCATCATCGCCGAGGAACCCGACCAGGAGCCTCCGGGGTGGTATCGCAAAACCTCGTAG